GTTGATCATGGCAACATTATTCACTGGGGGGCTGATTTTGTTTTTATACATCCCAGGCAGAATATTGACAGGAATTTTCAGCAAAGGGAATTGTCCTATTTGCAACGCAGACATGTGAGGTGTTACCAGAATGGCTACAATGACCTACAGGACGCTGGACGCAAATAATGACTACACGTTCGGGCAAGGGCCAGGACAGGGCTTCTTGACCAGCACACAGGCCGTAGCGCAGGCCATAAGGACACGGCTTCTATTATTTTATGGCGAATGGTTTTTAAATGTGACTGATGGCTTCCCTTTGTGGCAAAAAATCTTAGGCAAGCGCCCAGCTAATAAAAGTGTGATTGACAGTTTAATCCAGGCGAGAATACTAGGGACACCTAATGTTCTCATCCTTTCCAGCTTTTCTTCAACGCTCAATTCAGCATCACGTACATACCAGTTTAGCTGCAAAGCTATCACAGCTTTTTCTGCAACTGTCAACGTGACCAATATGGGGGGTGCCACATGAGCTACTTCGCGCCGTATATAGATAACAACGGCCTTCATCTTCCGACTTTTACCGATATTCTGAATTATTATACATCGTCGGCGCAAAATATCTTCGGCACGTCTATTTATCTGGGGAATGATGCTGCCGATTATCAAATACTCGCAACCCAAGCAAAAATCGCTGCCGATTGTATGCAAGCCGTACAATATGCTTATAATTCGTATGGGGCGCAATCTGTAGTAGGTTCCGCCCAAGATTCACTTTATAAAATTAATGGGATAAAAAGAAAAGTAGCGTCGTATTCGACTTGTGCGACTGGCACAATGACCGGAACTGCCGGGGCAGTAATCACAGGCGGCAAAGTAACAGATGCCGCAAATAATACATGGGACTTGCCAAGCCCTGTGACCCTCCCCGCAGGGGGTGTACTCACAGTAACGATTACCTGCGAAACTGCCGGGGCGATCAATGCGGCACCAGGAACCATTACCAATATCGCAACTCCGCAATATGGTTGGGCTTCCTTTACGAATACCGGGGCAGCGACTCCAGGGCAACCAGTGGAAGCAGATGCGTCATTTAGGTCACGGCAGACACAAAGCACAGCAATAGCCTCTCAAAGCCCGCTGAATGGAGTACAGGCGGCAATAGCCAATCTTGCGGGGGTGAATAGGCTAGTAGTGTACGAAAACCCTACAGGTGCAACTGGAACCGACCCTAACGGACTAGGATTACCTGCTCACTCCATCACTCCTGTAGTTGAAGGGGGAATCGCTGCCAATATCGCTAATGCTATATGGTCAAAAAAGACCCCTGGGGCATATACAAACGGCACTACAACGGTAAATGTTTCGGACCCATACGGCAATCTGACCCCAATTAATTTTTTTATTTTAGGATATACTCCTATTTATGTAATAGCCAATATCCATGTGATTACTGCATCCGCTTATACGGCAGCAGTACAATCAGCCATTAAAACAGCTATCGCCAATTATTTGAATGGGCTAGCCATTGGGCAAGAGGTGTATAATACGGCACTTGAATCAGTCGCAATGGCGGCTAATCCTAACCCATTTTCACCAATATTTACCGTTCGCTCAGTTTATGCGGGTACTACGCCGACCCCGGCAGTATCAACTGATATTGCTATCGCTTATAATTATGCTTCTCAGGGGTCCATAGCTAATATAAGCCTGGCTTCAGTGTCTTAAGGAGGGTCTATGCAAAATACACCTAAACCGCTTAAAGAATTATGGAGTGCCACCTTTGATGATTATGTCGGCGATATGGATTCTGTCCCTGATTTTGACGCAATCACCGGAAGCGGTGGACTAGCCTATTATTTATCATTGCCGACCTCAGAATATCAAAATAAGCCTAAATTCAAAGCGTTTTTGCAATGTTTAGTTACTCCGCTCAATGATGCTATTAACCTGGCCGTAAATCTCCCTTCTTTTTTTGATATTGATACGGCTATCGGTGCCCAACTCGATCTTGTGGGGGAATTGGTGGGGCAGCAAAG